ATAGGATGAAGTGATGATTAAATGTATATTATTGAGTGCTATGGTTGTATCAATGACAGCAATGGCTTTCTTTAATATGCCACAACAGATGTTTAAAACAGGATCACAAATGATGTTTCCTGCTCAAGATGAAAGCAAAGCACAGACATTAGTATGTGATTGTAATTGTAATAAATAGGAGAAGAAAATGTTAAGATATGAAATGCCTAAAAAGAAAGAAACTAAAAAGAAAGCACCTGCTAAGAAAAAAGACATCTAACTATGGCTACTTTCAGAACATTAATTAACGAAGTTTTAATCAGACTACGTGAAGATACGATAGATACTGATTGGTCTGGTAGTTTAAATGATTCTACAACAGTTACTGATTACCATAAGCTTATCGGGGCTTTAGTAAATGATACTAAGAAGAATGTAGAGAGTTATCATGACTGGCTTGTTCTACGTGAGACTGTAGATATTACTACGGTATCAGGCACTAAGAATTACAACCTAAGCTCTGGACAAGAGATTAAGATTATTGATTCAATCAATCAAGTTACTGGTATTCCTATGATTCAGGTAACTAGACAGTACATGAACTCAATAAAGTACCCTAGTGACCCTACTGGAGACCCTTTATATTATGCCTTTAATGGTGCTGATTCATCTAACAACCTGAAGATTGATTTATCTCCTGTACCTATCTCTGCTCAAACAATATCCTTTGATGTAGTTAAACATCAAGCTACTTTAACTGCTGCTGCTACGGTTCTTAAAGTTCCTGATAAGTCTGTTGTACTAGGTGCTTGGATGAGGGCGGTTGCAGAAAGGGGTGAAGATGGTGGTACACAGACAAGCGTTATAGGAAAAGAATATGGTGAGGCTTTAAACCAAGCTATCATTAAAGATTCTGGTAATGTTCAATATGAAACGGACTTCTTCGTACAGTAATGGCTAATCCTATCCAGCCTCTTGTTCTTGACTCCATTGGTATTTATGGGTTAAACAAACAATCATCAGCATCGACATTAGAGCCGACGTGGTTAACTGAAGCTGAGAACATAATGCTTGATGATAAGGGTAATATTACTACTCGTAAAGGTATTAAACAACTGACAGACTTAATTGGTACTAGCTCAGGTAATAGCTATATTGTTAAATCATTAGGTGAGTTTAGAAGCTCTAATGGTAGTTCAACTATCTTTGCTGGTTCTAATGATAAGATATATAAGATGAACACATCTAATACACCTTACACGTTAGATGCTCAAACATTCACTGGTACACCTCAGACATTAACTGATGGTAGCTGGGAGTTCTGTAACTTCAATGATAAGTTCTACGCTGTTCAAGCCAGTCATAAACCTATTTATTACGATGGTACTAACTGGATGGACTTAGAAGATGCTCCTAGTTTCTCTGCTCCTTCTGGTGTAACTACATTCAATCCAAGCTCATGTTTAGGTAGCTTTGGTAGACTATGGGTAGGTGGTGTCTCTGAAGCTAATGATGTTGTTTATTATTCAGATACATTGATTGGTCATAAGTTCCAAACTGGAGCTTCTGGTTATGTAGATATGAAAACTGTGTGGGCTGGAGACCAAGTAGTCGCTCTAGCTAACTTCATGGGTAAGTTGATTATCTTTGGTCTGCGTAACATTGCTATTTACAATTCACCTGATGATCCTTCTGCTTCTTCCTTTGAATTAGATGAGGTTGTTAGAGGTGTAGGTTGTGTCGCTAGAGACTCCGTACAAACCTTAGGTGATGATATTATCTTCTTATCTAACTCAGGTGTACGTTCATTACAAAGAACGATGGTACAAGATAAGATGCCATTGACTGATTTATCTCTTAATATTAAAGATGAGATAACATCTCATATTGTTAATGCTGATATGGCTAAAGTTAAAGGTCAGTATTGTTTGTGTGGTGGTTATTACTTATTGTCTTTCCCTGATAGAAACATAACTTATGTATTCGACTTTAAAGGTCAAGCAGGTAACGCACCAAGAATAACAACATGGACTTTTGGTACACGGGAAATGCCTAAAGCATTGCTATCCACAACAGATGGTATTATGTATATTGGCTTAGGGCATTATGATTATGCTGGTAGAGTTGCTGATTATGATGAGTATTACGATGTAATTAAAGCAGATGTAACTGCTAGTTATGCTAATCAAACTGTGTGTGAGGCTGCTGATTACACTTGGGAGTCCACTAATTCTAAATGTTGGCAAGATACTAATAATACATATCAAGCTAACTTCAAGACAACATGGTTAGATTTCGGAGACCCTAGTAGAGCAAAGCTATTAAAGAGATTCTTAGCTGTAATTACTGGCGGTTTTGGAATGGTAACGACAATTAATTGGTATAGAGATTATAGCAACGTAGCTTCGTCTGCAAGCCTTACTCTAGGCACGTCAAGTTCTGTTTTTAGATGGGGAACAAGTGCAGCTTTATGGGGTACTGCTAGATTCGCAGCTTCAGAACAACCAACAGAATATAAGATCTCTCTATCTAAATCAGCTAAGGTTCTAAGAATAGAGATGATAGGAACTGTAAAGGGCTTTAAAGCTTCGTTACAGAATATGATAATTTGGGCTAAGAGTGGGAAAATAAGATAATGTCAAACTATAACTTACAAGTAGATTGGGCAGGTAAAGATGCTGCAGCAGGGATTATCTCTGGTAATGACTTTAACACTGAATTTACATCGATACAAACAGCAGTAAACTCAAAAGCTGATTTAAACGGTAGTGCTTCTGAGACATTTCAAATGTCAGTAGCAGACCTAGGAACTTGGACAGTAACAGAAACAGGCGGTGTCTTGTACTTTGCTGTATCAGGTACTAATAAGATGAAGTTAGATGCGTCTGGCAACCTTGGTGTTGTTGGTAACGTAACTGCTTACGACACACTATAGATTATGGGAATGTTAGGTAAAGGCTATACAGATAAATACGGTGATGTACCTGATTGGGTTAATATGCCCGACCCTGGTATGGGTTATTTTCAAGCTCTTCAGGAATTAACTAATCCAGTAACAGGTGAGACTTGGACAGCACCTAATAGTGGATATTCTTTAAAACCTAATATGGGTATGGGAGATGTTACACTAGACACTCCTGCTGATTTTGCACCTGTTAATCCTAATCATGGTGGAATGCAACCTGGTTATGATGGTACTACAGGTGGTGCTGTACATCCTATGATTCCAGAGCAAGGTCCTTTAGGTCCAGGTTTAGTTGGTGGTTATGGTAATGATAATGGATATTCATCTAACCCTGTATTCGATGGTTTAGATATGTCTGGCTTTAATCCCCGTCGTATGCAAACCATGGATATGATTACTTATTATATTAATGGTAAGGAACAGGTCGGTAGTAGTTCAGGTGCGAGTGAAATAGAGAAATATCTACAATCAATAGGCAAGGGTGATGCTTTTACTCGTAAAGATAACAGCTCTCTATTTAGCGTTTCCCCTATAGAGAAAGACACTGGTTTTATGGGAGCGCCTATTGAAGAGACTGAAGAAGAAAAGAACGCTAAGTATCTTGATTATCAGCAGACGCAGATGAAAGCTAACGCTGGTAAATCAGGATATACAGATGATGGTCGCTTTGTAGGAAAGTATGGTTTTATTAAAGACCCCAATGCAGGGAATAATGCTATCTCCAAAGATTACTATAATTCAGCAACAGGTGAGTCGTTTACAGGAGCAGGTTGGACAGTGCCAGAGGCAATGCAAGTTGGCAACTGGTTTGAAAAAGGCAATCAGCCTGATGACTGGCAAGCACAAACACAACTACAAGATGGTAATTGGTATGGTGCTAATAACTTACAGGAAAATGCTGACCGCTTATATAGTGAGAAATACCCTGATAGTAGTACAGCAACTGAATATAGAGCTAAATATATAACTGAACCTACACCTATGTGGACAGGAGATACTCCTAACGCACCGTGGGCTAATCAACCTACACAAACTCAACAACCTTTTACAAATCAACAACCTTACTTTACAGCTGGTAATAACCAAGGTATATCTAACTTAGGTTATGGTGCTAGTCAATTAGCTGGTACTTCAGCTCCTGGCTTAGAGAAACAGAACTTAGACTATGCTTTATCTCAGTTAGGAATGATGACTGGTAATTATGGTGGTGGTGGTTACACGCAGCCTGGTGACTTTGGCTCTGCTACTAATCCTCAATCTGGTGTTACTTATGATAGTAGTGACTATACAACTCCAGGTAACGGTATTAAATACGGTCTTAATACAGAGACGGGGGGTTACATAAGCCCAGGTGATGAGTATCGTTCACCACAAGATTACCAAGATTATCTAACTGGTGGCAGGTCTTTCTTACAAGGGGCTTTAGGTTTGTTCGGTCCTCTAGGTACTGGACTAGGTATTGCTACTGATTATAATATGGGCTTTAGTACACTAAGCCCTAATACTGGTGAGAACCTTGGTTATACCAATCCATTTACAGACGAATATTCAGCTTTCTATAATGAGAACTATGCTGGTCCTGGTTCAGATATGGCGTTCACTCAAGACTTAATGTACCCTACTGAACAACGTGATATGTTGATTAATCAGCAGAGCTTTGATATATTACCTGAACAAACAGAAGAGACATTTATGGATTGGATAGGTGGTATGTTCGGTGGTAACACTTTGAACTATGACCCTGATATGGACCTTGAGCGTTCAGGTTGGTCTGATACAACACCAGCAGCACCAGGTTCTTTTGATAATCGATTACAAGGTCCTTGGTCTGGTACAGACACATACAATAATAGCCTTGAGGGTTATGCTAATGCTGAACAGATTAACAAAGACTTTAATGAGATGAATGTTAATTGGCAAGATGAGCTTAATGCAGCTATATCATCTAACCCTACTGAAGTCTCTGACTTTGGTAAGATTTATGGTATGTTAGGTGAAGGTATAATGAAAGACTTAACAAGCCAACAAGCTAATCTAACAGGAGAAGACTTAGAGCAAGTTAAATCACTACAGAACTACCTCTTTGACTATACATCACCTCAAGATGCTGTAGAAAAGATGGGTAAAGATACTCAAGTTAAGATGGATGTTATTCGTAATGAGCTAAATGTTAATAAAGAACTAGATGCTAAGGATAGGAAAGAACTTACAGACCAGCTAAATACTTATAACACTAGATTTAATGCTAGGCTTGATAATGATATTGAATCTAGTAAGGTCGAGATTAATATACTTAGAGACCAACTAGCTAATAATAAGAAACTTACTACTGAAGCTAGGAAAGTCTTTGAGCAGCAGTTAACAGCACGTACTAATAAACTGTATAACGACTCTTTAGATAAGGTTAATAATTTAACTACACAGCTACAAGACGTTGGTGTTAATAATACTACTAAATATAATGACTTGTTATCTAAGTTAGAAACTATAGAAGGAGACTTAACTCAACAGATTAATGACTTCTATACAGGTCCTAATGTAGGTAATAGTGGTTTTATAATAGAAACCCCTACAGTAGCAGATGCTGTTGCATCTGGGAAGCCCTTCGGAAAAGAAGGTGATGATAGTTGGTCTCCTAATGGCAGTGATGTTTTCCACGGTCCTGGGCATAACTGGAACACACCTGATTCAGAGAATAAATCCTCTATTGGGACAGTCACAGCTCCTTCTGATGAAGGTGTAAGTTTTGATTTAGGTGGCACATCTACCCCAGATGAAGATGCTCAAGCTGAGATAGATTCAAGTTATGATGACTCTAGTGAATCTTCAGGACCAAGCGCACCTGGTAGTGGTTATACAGGTTCAGATGGTGGTGGTGGTAGTTTTGACTCAGGTAGTTCAGGTACTGATGATAGTGATGCGTCTGATGAGACTGGGGATTATAGTAGTTATGATAGTCCTGATGACTCTTCAGGTGGTTGGGGGTGGTAATAATGAATATATTTAATAAGGAGAAAGCATAATGGCATGGAACTGGGATGCAATATTAGGGATTGGTTCAGCTTTAATAGGAGCTAATCAAGCTAAGAAAGCACAGGAGACTTCTACACAAGCTCAGAGAGAAGCAGCTGATGTAGCTTACGAGAGAGCGTTACCTTGGAGTACAGGTGGTTTATTCGGTGCTGCCGCTTTTGACCCTAGAACACGTACAGCATTACAAACACTTTCTCCAGAGTTAAGAAAGCAATATGATGACTATATGCGAGAAGCAGGTACATACGCTCCTCAGATACCAGGTTATCAATCAGAGTTCGATAGACAAAGAGCGTTATCTCAAGGTAAAGAGACTGATTATGACACCCAGATGGGCTATGCTAAAGCACTAGAGGGAGACCCTTTTGCCTCAGGTAAGAAGTTCTACGATATGCAAAAAGCTGTCTATGCTCCTGAGCAAGAGAAGGCTAGGTTATCTCAAGAAGCTAGATTACTATCACAAGGTAAGTTAGGTTCTACTGGAGGCGCAGGTCAGATTGAAGCTCTTAGAAAAGCACAAGAGCAGGTTGATTTACAAGCACAACTTGGAGCTACAGATAAAGCTCAGGCTCTTATTGATACTTATAGAAGTAGAGGCGCTGGTGAGTTAAATACAAGTGGTATGTTTAGAGGAAGAGCTGCTGAAGAACAAGCGTTGATTGATACAATGAGAGGTAGAAGAGCAGGTGATTTAGGTATGGTTGAAAGCTTAGGTCAGTTACCTATGAAGTATGCTCAAGTTGGTCAACAGATTGGTACTGGTATGTCTGGTATTGCTGAGGCTGCTGCAAATATGCAATCAGGAGCAGCTAAACAATTAGCAGGAACAACAGCTGCTGGTTGGGGCGGTTTAGCTGGAGCTGTTAATAGTGTTGATTGGAATAAGACCTTTGCACCACAGCAGCAAGGAACTACCTATGTACCTGGCGGTAGCTACACAGGCTCAGGTAATATGGCAGTTTGGAACCCTTAGGAGAATATAATGGCATTTAATATATATGATGAGTTAGCTAAAGAAGAGAAGCAAGACTTTAATAAAGGTATCAGCTACGCTAATCTTAAACCAGAGAACGTAGCAACAGCTGTCATGGGGCAGATGGGTGGTATGTTTGGTAAGTCAGCTGCTAACTTAGCTGGCTTTGATACTACAGCTCAATCTAAACAGAAAGCATTAGAAAGCATTAGAGATAAGTTCCCTAATCCTGAGACATACCAAGACTTTATAGATATGTCAAATGAGTTCAGAAAGATAGGAATGTACGACTTCGCTGAAGATGCTAGGAAGTCTGCTAAAGAACAACTATCTACGCAGAAAGACTTAAATAAGCCTGTATTAGCAGCTGAGTGGAGACTTGATGTAGGTAAGAAGTTTACTGCTCGTTTCGCTAGTGATTACTTACCAGGAGCGCCTGAGGGTTTAGAGAAACGCTCTGATATAGTTAAGTACCTTAATAAGTTAGTAGCTGCGGGGACTATTAAGAACACTATTAAGAATGGGTGGCTTAAAGACTACGATAAGGCAATGAAAGAAGGTAAGGCTAACTATATCTCTACTAATGCTTCACGTACAGGTACATCAACTCCTAACCTCGTCTCTTCTAAAGATGTGTTTAATGCAAACAATCAAGGTACTAAGTTAAAACAAACAGGTACTTCTCAATCTAAATATAATCAGCTTCTTAAGGAGTTTAATAGTTTGCAAGAAGTAGCAGATAAAGCTTCAGCTGCTAACCCTTCAGCTAATGTCACTATTAATATAGAACTAAGGAAACGTCAAGATGCGTTACGCAAGCTGATGTTAGAGCTAGGACCTAAAATAAAAGAAGAGACTAATGCCCCTTTCTCTAAAGATATTAGCTCTATATTTGATACTAACGCTGCTAAATATAATAAGTAATGCAACATATCTTTGACCCTTTAAGTAGAGAAGTAGGTTATGACCCTGAGATTATGGAAGCCCAGCGTAACCTTGAAGCTTCTTATCTTCCTACTGAGCTTGATTATGGTGAAGGTTTCTCTGGAGGTCAGGATTTATCTACTGATTTAGGTAAAGAAGCGTGGTTCACTTCAGGTTTATTTGGCTTAATGTTAAGTAAGTTCGCAGACGAAGACTCTCAGAAAGAGTGGTTCGTACAACGTAATGCTATTGATTATGGTCATAAAGAGTTAGATAGACGTATAGAAGCTTATCGTAAGGTAGGTGAGACTAGAGACTTTACCCAGAAAGAAGCTGACCTTATTAAGGAAATGATATCTCGTAGGGACCTTATCGAAGAAGACTTAGAGTTTGTTTATGAGAACTTCGGTGGTGATTTAGATGCTGTTATTGATGATAAAGGTAAATCATTTAATGATAGATGGGGTGTAGAAGGGGATGAGGAAGCAGGACTACTTGATTTACTTGCTCTGTTTAAAGACAATCCTAGCTATA